TCACCGGATACGGGGCAGCCGTTGGTCATTGCTGAGTTTGGCATCCAACGCTCGCACCTCACCCCGCCTGAGCGTTATCGTGAATTTCCAATCTTCAGCGCTCTTTCGGATGAGACTGCGAACCGGTTCTTCCGGTCCGTTGTAAAGAATGTGGGCGCCGCGCTTTACGATGCCTCCGAAGTCAAGCCAAACGAAAATCAGGTGATTGGCAGGTTTGCCGGGAGTGTATGAAGGACCGGACTTCACGTCTTGTGTTGCCTTGATCTGGACTGTTCGTCCGTCGAGCGCACGCCCGTCAACACCGCCTTCCCGCTGTTCACAAAGGGTGATGCCGAAGGCGTCCGCAACCAAAGCTTCGCCGATGTCGCCGAGCAACCTGCCGTCAAGTGTAAACTTCAGTCGGGGATGACTGAAATGCTGGCACATGGCTCTATGCGCTTCGTACAGGTCCAGAACTGGCTTTGGTAGTTCGATCATGTGTTGCTCCATCGGATGGCGCGAAGTGCCGTCTTCCCGCAACTGTAAAATGTCTTTGCGCCCCGAAGCAAGAAAACCACTGAAGCCGGGGCGTAGTCGAACGGGTTGGTTGGCGTTCGTTCAGCCGCCTGACAGGTGCCGCTTGAAATCGCGCACCGGCAGCGCCATCACACTTCGGCGCACGTAACCCCGAACTGCCTCTAAGGCTTCTTCGGATAGGGCCTTTCCGTCTTCCAAAGCGATAATTGCGCCGACATCGGAATCCGGATCGGTGTCCGCGAATGCCTTCTTCACGACTGCGAACGGCACTTCCTCAATCGAGAATGTTACCGGCGTGTTCGGCATCGCATCGGCGAGATTGTCGGCGTTGGTTTCAAGACTAATGGCGAGCGCAAGGACGAACCTCTTCCCGGCTCTCTGAATGATTTGCATGGTGGAATTGGGCGACTGAAGTCCCAAGCATATAGCTTTGATTGTCATGGGTGATAGCTCCTGTTTTTATGGAGGTATTTAGCCAAAATCAAAGTTTTGGAACGACGCGCAAAACGCAAGAAAATCGCGCCACGCCGCCAAAAAATGCAAGTTTACGCGTGAAAATGGACCGAATTTCAGGGACCGGGGAACTAAATAATTACGTAATAACAAACAGGAGAATATTGAAATGAATAGCGTAAATGAGAACTGCGGCGTCTACATCATTGAGCACCGAGATACGGGGAACATATATGTCGGCGCATCGAGCAACCTCAAGAAAAGACACTACCAGCACCTACGGGAACTTTATAAGGGGACACACCATAACGAAGAGCTTCAGGAAGCTTATAATCAAAGCGCAACGGGCAATTCATGCTTGGAATTTCGAACCATCGAACTGTGCGATATAGACGTGTTGGGGGAGCGCGAGACGGCGCACATCGCCACACTTAATCCGGTTTTCAATCAGTACGATGGCGGCGGCGGCTATTTCGTAGTTTCTGACTCTTGGCGGGACAAGCAGCGCAAAAAGTTGATTGGCAAACAGCTTCGAACGGTAGGGACGTATCTGACACCTTGGGGTTCGTTCACTTCAGGCAACAGCGCGGCAAAAGCAATCGGCGACCTGATCAGCCAACCGGCGATCTGGAATGTCTGTACACGTCCGGAAACGATAATCACCCGCCAAGCCTATTGTAAGTCTCGCTACCTGATGACGACTTTCGATGAAAGCGTTGTCGGCAAGCGTTGGTCCGAATTGGGTTTCGGCTTCATTGAAAAAGCTAACGAGCAACATTGATTTCAGAGGATATCAAGAAAATGAATAACGTCATCAATTTCCCAAACAGCGCCGAATTCGAAGACCTTTCCTTGGCTGAGCGCATGATCATTATCGAGTCTTGGCATGAAGAAATGGAAGACACCTTGAGGCGAATGCGCGAGAATGTCGCCTCAATCGAAGCACTCATTGAAGCCAACAAGCGCTTTGATCGGGGATAGATCGTCATCCGCTGCTATATAATGGATGACAAACACCACTTCCCCCAAAGCAATCTCACTCATCAAAACGTCCGAAGGCTGCGAGCTTCGGGCGTATCTCTGTCCCGCTGGTATTCCGACAATCGGATACGGGCATACGAAGACCGTCACCAAAGACGACGTCAAGCGCCGGCAGACCATCACTGAAGCCGAAGCCGAACGACTGTTGAAATCCGATCTTGCCGTTTTCGAAAGTGGCGTGGCGAAGCTCGTGAAGGTCAAACTGTGTGATGACCAGTTCGGAGCACTCGTTTCCTTCGCGTACAATCTCGGTATCGGTGCGTTCGGTTCGTCTACCTTGCTGAAACGCATCAACGCCAAAGCGCCATTGGCTGATATTGAACGCGCTTGGCTTCAATGGAACAAGGCGCGGGTGAATGGCGTCCTGAAGCCTCTTGCCGGTCTAACCAAGCGTCGTAATGTTGAATTCGCTCTGTTCGCCGGTAGATGACGTGGTTCTATCGCAGTGAGCCGTTCACGTCCGAGGACATCAGCGCTTACCATTCGTTCGTCTACAAGATCACAGACAAAGAGACCGGACGCTTTCACGTCGGCAAGAAGATTTTCTTCAGCACGCGCAAACTGCCGCCATTGAAAGGACAGAAGCGTAAGCGAACTGTCATTAAAGAGAGTGATTGGCTTTCATATTACGGCAGTAATGACGCATTGAAGGTGCTTGTCGAAGAGCACGGTCCGGACCGGTTCAACCGCGAAATCCTTCATCTATGCAGGTCGAAGGGTGAAGCCTCTTTCATGGAAGCTTACGAGCAATTCGCACATGACGTGTTGAGACGGGATGACTGCTTCAACGACTGGATCATTGTGAAGGTACACAGAAAGCACCTGACATAGGCATATTCGCCAGAAAAAATGAAGCCGCCACGGGAAACAGGAAACCCCGTGGCGGCTTTGTCATGCGCGTGGCAATTAAAAATTATGGCTTTCAGTATCGACGCTTCTATTTAGCGTCTGGAGTCCTTCGGTTTTCGCCTATCCATAAGCGGGCGCAAATGAAAGCCAACGCAAACCCGATTGCGAGAAAGAAGGCTGCTTCCTCGTTCCTCATTGAATGACCAATCCCCGAACCAATCGCCAAGGACGCGATGACGCCTGATATCCAGAGCGCGGCAGGACGAAAGTTGTCCATCCTTTAAACCTTGCCCTTCTTCGCCAACACGTCGGCGGCATCGAACGCACCACGCGCACCGGCTTCGTTCGCGCGGAACATGATCACGGTCACGCCAATCTGTGCCGTGGGAGCATATACAGGGGTCGAGAATGACGAACCGGAATAGCTTCCATAAGCGTTGTTTCCGTAGACGCTCGCTTGCGCGGTCCCGCTTCCATACGTGCTCATGCCAGCAAATCGTGAACCGGAAGACGTCTGTGCCTGATCAAGCCGAAAATGCGTGTAGCCGCGCCGCAAGGTCGCTTCAGCGGCTTTCTTCATGGTGATCGCACCGGCTGCGCTTGTGAAGATCAATCCGGATGCGTTCGTATCAAGCCGCACCATATTCTGTGCGAGCGGCATTTCGCTCGTAGTCGCACAACTAACCAGCGCCGCCGACAGCAGCGCGGACGCAATAAGATTCCGATACATGAATTCCCCCAGCAAATCCCAACGACAGATTGCATAGCCTGATTTCGAAGCTCTTGCGAGTGCTGCCCCTCGTCACATCAGGCATTGCTAACAAGAAAGTGCCAAAAGCGGCGAAAGCAGTTCTGGCACTTGAGAGACCGGGTGAGGGGCGTTACAGGCTCGCGGCTTCTGTCCACATCGTATCAATTTGCTCTTCGCCAATGGCAAGAGCGGCACCAACGGTCGCGATCAGGGGATGTGTGCGTTCAAACGTGGTCGCATATCCCCATTCGATGCGCGCCGTTTCCTTGTCAGCACCTTCCGGCATTCCTTCAATTACCGCCGTCACCTGAGACATAGAGAAGCCGTTGCCGACAAGACCAAGCCGAAGCTGGCGCGCGGTAAGGGTAGGCATGTTTGCCCGAACTTCTTCAATGGTCGGCGATACATACGGCGCAACCGTGCCAGCACTCGCCAAAGCAAATAGTTCTCTGCCGTGTGCCTCCGGGTCCTGTGCGGTCGCCGTGAAGGGAATCCACCCAAATGTTGGATGGTTTACTTCCATGTCAATCGCCGAACCATCTTGTCGGCTATAAAAAGCGTTTCGAAATTCCATTAAGATATCCTCAAGAATAGTGAAAGCGAGCCGCCCGCCGTCGACCCAGCGCCGATGTTGCCCATACAGCGCCAAGTGCCCGATTGTACGGTTCCGTCACCGCTGGACGAACTGGCGCTTTCAAGGTTCGCGCCGCCAATAGTAGCCCCAAAGGCATATCCATTGGTGTTACCGACACGCTGAGCGAACATGTACGTACCGACAGCGCCAGCACCAAGCGCCGCCATGCCAACTGAAACAATGCTGTCTTCGTCTACTTCGTGTGTGTGGCTGGTCGAAGTTACCGAGTTCGTCGTGCCAGACGTCAGCGTGCCGGGAGTGCCGAGCGTTACCGTACGGGATGCCGCGAGAGTACCACCGCCCGAAAGACCGTTACCCGCCGTAATACTGATCGAAGACGATGCGCCACCAAGATCGGCAAGTGTCAAATTTCCCGAATGCCAAACGGTTCTGTGTGCCGTCGTGGAGGAGTCGTAAAACTTCAAGGCGTCCACATCACCGACGTTCGACAGGTAAAGATAATCGTCGGTGACGTCGTTGAATAGTCTGAAGCCAGCACCAGTGCCGGTTCCATCGGTGTGTTGAATATAAGCCTGTCGCACGCCACCAGCATAGAAGGTGATGTACGGATCGTCGGCAGCAGCCGGACCAGCCACACGAAGTGCTTCGCCAGCATTGGTAACAGTCAGCAGACCGGTTGTAGAAAGCGTTGTAATGCCGGAATACGCACCGGAAATCCGCGCGTTCGGAACAGTACCCGCATTCAAGTTGGATGCGCTGAGATAATACGCGCTGCTTTGACCGTCGAGCAAATCGGCATCAAGACCGGAACCCGCGCCATCGTTCCCGGCGTGCCACATGACGTTGCCGTTGTACTTGGCATCATTGACACCATTACCGGTGATTTGGATGTAGCCTTCGGCAGCACCCGTCGTTTCGTTGTAGCGGCGCATAACCAGACCGCCGCCGACGTCACGGTAAAGGCGACCAGAAAGAACGCCAGCCAATTCAAAACGAAGGTCCGCCGTCGTCGCGTGGTCAATCGTCGTGTTCGAAATGAATGTCTTACCAGCCATCGACGTCGGCAAGCGAGCATCCGAAAGTGTACCGGTCGTCAAATCGGTAGCAGAACCGGAAGCCGCAACCGCTACGAGACCAAGGTTTGTACGGGCGGTAGCGGCGTCATTTGCGCCTGTTCCACCACGAGAAAGTGCGAGCGTACCAAGCGTAATATTGTTTGCGTTGTCGGTTCCAAGCGCAGTGCGCGCAGCCGCCGCCGTTGTCGAACCAGTACCGCCTTCAGGAATGGTCAAGGCAGTCGTGAGAGTCAGCGTATTTGCCGACACATCGCCAAGCTTCAAGTTCTGATCGACGTAGCCATTCATCACGAAGGACGTGCCATTGTAGATGACCGAAACAACCCGACCGGCTTTGATTTGGTTCGCAGTCAGCGCCGAGCCATCGGGCATGACAAGGGCTTTCGCGCCGAGCCCGTTGACGTTCAGCGTTACTGCGCCAGTGTTCGCCCGATCCGCAAAGAACTCGTAGGGATCACCCTTGGTGTAGGCGAGAGGCGCACCGACGTACGTCAAGACGTAAGCGTTTCCGGTGCCCGTCGTAGTGTAATACGGATTGGTTCGGACGTGAGCGCGCTTTATTGCGCCGCGAATGCCGCGAATGATCGGGGCGATTGTCGAAGGCTGATAGCCGCCCTGAACGCCATTCGGCGAAGGGTTCGTATTATCAGCATCAAGTTCGGTCCAATCGCTGGAGGTAATGTCTGTCATTGTGCGTTAATCCGCCTCTTATTATTGCTCGTCTTTGTAGTAACCAACGTCCCGAAGATACTCGTGAATCGCCTGAGAAAGTTCATGGTCCTGCGATACCGCGCCGATCTTTACGAGATTTTTGACGTGGCTTTCCAAGCCGCCTTTCTTCATTTCTGCTTTCGGTACGTCCGCCAGCCATTTCACAAATTCGGGACTTGTCATCATCTTGCCGACGCGATTTCTATAGACCCAATTGCCAGCCTTAGCGGCACCCGTAACGGCATACTTTGTTGCCAAGGCACTACCACCCGTAACACTCATGTCGAGTGCTGCCGCAAGCAGGTTATTCCTGTTGAACGGGTTTAGGGAATCTGCCGCAATCGCGTTGCTTAGGGTGTTCGAATGGTTGTCGAACTTGCCATGCTTCTTCAGACTGTCGGCGATCCGGGCAACTCTGTTCAAGTCTTCGATATAGCTTTCGTGCTTCGTGCCCCTAAGCAAGGCATCCTTAGCTTCCTTGCTGAACCGCTTGGGATCATTCCAGTTGTTCAGGAAGGTGGACATTTCGAAGGGTTCGTCAGGGCCTTTCTTTCCGATGTCGCTAATGATTGAACCGGTCATTTCTGCCCACTTATCCGCACCACCATCATCCTTCATGATGGTACGACGCATGGCAGCGATCTTGTTGCCGCCATCTTTCATGCTGCCAAAAACTTCGCGGTAGATGAGGTCTGTATCTTTCTTCAGAACTGTATCGGGCAGGGTCTTCTTACCAAACTCCTGAGACAATTCGCGATAATTGGAGTTAGCCTTTTGCCATGCCTTGGCGGCATCCTCGCCAGAAGAAAGGGCGGTTTCCTCCATGTCACGCGTGAGCGCGTCATAAAGACCATTCAGGCGGTTCTTCAAGGTCTTATCAAGACCCTGTTCATTCGCCAGTCCGCCGATGTAGGTGCGGTATTCCTTCAGTTCCTTGAAGTTTCCAGCGCCATTCCTGATGTCTTCGAGAAGCGGTGTTGCTTCTTCAATTACACGATCAATGTGCTTTGTGTGTATGCGCTGCCCCACATTGGACAGGCCCGCCTTTTCAGCATTCAAATCCGAGAGATATTTTGCGGTGTTGGAAGCCTTAGGCGTAGCCGTTACCTTGTTGGCGACGTCGTCATACAGGTCGTTCGAAACAGAATATGCCGCGTCCTTGGCAACTTGCGTCTGTTCCCGCAACGCTTGACCGATTTGCGGGCGCGTCATTGCGGGTTGACCGCCTGTCATATCAGTTATGATGCGGTCAAACTCATTGCCGAGTCCTGAGTGTGCGTCCCGGATACGAGCTTCGATAGCTTCTCCGGACTTGGTATTCTTCAGCACATGTTCAATTCTGGCGTGGCGAGGATTGCCAGACACCATGCCTGGAGTCGGGGTTACACCGATGGATTCAAAGTCCGCGATACGGTCGGCGACCTTGGCGGCATCATCAGCCCCGCCGACAAATGCCCTGTTGACAGTATCGCCAACGAAGTCACCAACAGCACGACCGCCCTTCCTAATGAGCGGACCGGCAACCATACCGACGCCTTCGCCAGCCGCGCCAAGAGCGAAAGTCTTCGCCATATCGACAGCTTGTTCAGTGCCGGTCCTTGAGTCCACATTGTCGAACAGCCAATTAAGACTGCGCTGAACGCCCTCACGACCGGCAGTAGCGCCAGCACCAGCGCCGCCAATCGCACCAAGAGCAGTGCCGGGACCGGGGGCAACTAAACTACCGAGCACACCGCCACCAGCTGCGCCGCCAATCGCACCGATGCCTTCGCCGACTTCCGGGAGAATGGATGCGAAATCGCCGCCAGATGGAATCCAGCCTTCGTTATTATACTGACGAACCTTGCCGTCTTTGTCTGTGAAAATGAAATTGTCTTCGCCATACGGCTGCGCATCGGGGTAATATTTGCGCAAGGCAGAAAGCCGGTCTTCCGGTTTATCCAGCGCGCCGACAGCTACACGAACAACGGCAGGAGCATCTTCGCTGTTGTCAATAAGATCGGGGTTTGGACCGCTATTGACCGGCGCACCATCATCGCCCCATTGGTACTGATCGAAAGCCTTGATTAGCTCGTCATCACCGGAAGCAGGGTTGCCCCATTCGTATTGGTCAAATGCTGCCGAAAGGTCGTCCTGATCATTCAAATGCCGAATTTTCGCGGCAGCTTCCGCCTGACTCAAGCTCTGCTTGTTCTTCTTATTATCCGGAGCCATTCGCTCGATATTCTCTCTGTTAGTAACCGCCCAATCCGCCCAATCCGCCGCGCTTCCTCTTCATCATTAACGTTGGTGCCGACGACAGCATTGCGATTTGGACCGGACCGGTATCCTGTCGAGGACGCGCACCATTCTGGATCTGTCTATTTATGGAATCGGTATCTTGGGCGAACAGCTTGGCAGCGTCACCGAGCAATCCAGCGCTTTTGTCGATATCGCTCTTCTGGTCATCTGATATATGCCAATCAGTACCGAACAGCTTGTTTGCGAGACGGACCGCGACCCCATCATTCGGATGAAGGTCTACTTTCCCGATGGAAACATTGCCGTCCGTTGGTGTGGGTGCTGACTGCGATGATGCGGACGGAGTCGGATTTGATTGAGCCAACGCTTGCATTTGCGCGGCTTGTCCGTTCTCGCCGTTCGGCGAATAACCCATCAGCGTTTTGGCGTAGCCGTATCGATTGTTCCAACCATGAGCATTGGTAGGATTGGCAGCAGACCAGCCTTGCGGGCGTTCAAAGCCGACGAAAGCGGCAGTGGCATCTTCAAGAGACTGCGAGTTGCGAAGCCTATCGCCAGCCGCCTTTTCCGTCGTGTTCAGTTCATGAATGATGTAATCAAGCTGCGCTTCGGTGTCGCTGGTGAAGGTGCCAGCTTTCCGACGCTCATCAAGGTATCTGTTTAGACCACGGGCACGTTCGCCATTCCACTGCGCAAGACCGATGCTATTGGAGCCGTCACGACCGTCACCACGGTTGACAGCGCCGGTATTCAGGCTCGATTCCTGTATGAGGTTGCCGACGACAGCAGCAGCTTGATAGTCGCTCAAGTTGTGCGTATCCATCAGGTATCGCTTTAGGTAGAACGCGCGATCATTTACCGCCATTAGTTGCGCCTCTTTCCTTTGGGGCGCGGAACGCCGTCCGGACCAACTACCCAAGTTCCTTCCGGCAGAGCTTCCAACTCTTGAGCGTTGGTCACACGAACTGGATTAGCTTGGGTTCCCGGAGCATCCGCAGTCGTCTCGCTTTCGACAGAACCGCTTTGATCATCAGTCGAAACGCCAGCCGTTTGCCGATACCGCTCAACGCCGCGCTGGACGACTGCGCGAAGCTCATTAAGCGCTTCCCGGTAGTCGTGCTCGTTCTGTGCTCGATTGAGCCGTGCGATGGCTTCTTGTGCCTTTGCGCCCTCTTGTTCGGTAATCGCGCCAGCGCCCCGCAATGAGTTGAAGGCTTGTAGGAAGGTTTGACCGCCAAGCTGATCCATCTTGGATCGAACGCGGGCAGCATCCTCTGTCAAATCCGGTGTCCGGGCATCCCAAGCACCGACCATGGAATCAAGATACGGATCATTCGCAAGGCTATCGATAGACGACAGCATTTCGTTCGCAGCGCCTTCCACCTTCGGACGGTTCGCAGCAGACTCGCCCTGTACCTTGCCTCCTGCTTTCTGGCTTGCTTCGCCCGCGACGTCCTTGGGAGTGCGGCTGATTACATTGCCGGACTTCTTATCGATAAGGACAATTTCAGTGCCGGTATCGATCTTATCAACACCGGGGGCAGCGGTGAGACCGCCCGTTTCGACCTTATGGAAGTTCCCCTTCTTGTCGATCTGCCCAAGAACAGAATTGCCGTTCTCGTCAGTCATCCAAATAGGATTGAGACCATATTCATTCGTGGTCGCGTCGTGGACTTGCTTCTGAATTGCCCTAACGCCATCCGCATCACCAGCAGCCGCATAGATGCCCATGAGTTCGTTAAGCGCTTCCGGGCTGGTGCCATTGGTGCCCCATTTGTCTTGCCATGCGGACATCTGCTTGCGAAATTCTTGGCTACCCTGAAGCTTGATCTGTGCGGACTGGTTTTGAAGGCGCTGCGCCGCCAATTCCTGATTGCCGGAAAGAGTAGCGTCATAGCCCTTCACGCCACCGGCAATACCGGAACCGAGTACGCTAAGGATGTTCATCGGATCGCGAGAGGGACCACCCGCCGCCATCATGTTAGCGCCAGCCATCAGAAGACCACGCGACAACGCTTCCCGTTTGTCCGGCTCATCCGGCAGGAATTGCGACAACCAATTCGGCTGTTCGTCCGGCGTCGTTACCGCTTCGAAATCACTCGGTTGTCCCGGCTTCTTCTTGCGCGCTGTATTCGTGAATAGATCGAAAATTGCCATTAGTCTGCCTCTCTAATCAAACAAACAGACCGGCAAGAGCCGCCAGACCGCCGAGCATTTGACCGCCAGTATTGGAATAGACTTGCGTCTTTGTATTGTTGTATCCGCCGCTATTCAGCAGGTTAATGAAGTTCGCGGCATTCTGAATTGGCTGCTGCTGCATCCGATCCCATTTGTCGATTTCAGCACGCAATTGGAGGTCGCTGCGAGCGTCACGAATGTCACCAACTCCCGCCAACTGCTGGTACGGAAGGTACTGGTTCTGGTAAGCAGTTCCCGCCATATTCGCGGCGTTTAAGCGCTGATCGGCAACCGCATTCTGCTGATTGTTCGCTGCATTCGCGGCGTTCAAACGCTGGTTATTGCCAGCGAACATGTTCGCAATGTTGTTCTGATAGTTGTTCGATGCGAGATTTGCGCCCTGCATCTGGAAATCACGGTTCGAATTTAGCGCGGCTTGCCGTGCGGCGTTCTGGCTATCCATAATGCCCGCGTAATTTGCGTTAGCACCAAGCCTTGCCGCCTGTTGAGAGTCATACGCACTCGACAGCGAGTTAGCCGCATTAAGGCGCTGAGACTGCTGCGAGTTGGCAAGGTCGCCGTAGAGGCTCGTACCAGCCTGTCGCAACTGCTGCTGCTGAGCGTCCGTACCGGCAAGCGCCTGATTGGCGTTAAGTCGGTTCGCAACATCTTGGTTGGCGAAATTTCCATATTGACCAGCAGCGTTCAGTTGGTTCGCCGTGTCCTGATTGTACTGAGCCTGATAGTCTTCGGTCGCAACCTTCGCCATTTCGTTAGCGGCGGTAGACTCCGCATTGTTTCGTTGTGTCGCGTAGGCAGCACTTCCCATTCTACCAAGGGAAGCAGCCTGTGAATCGATTCCGGGGTTCGTGATGTTCTTCAGCTTGTTGGCGATGGCGTCCTGTTGATTGGAAACCATACGGTCCAAGTACGGGTTGTTGCCGACGCTCGCACCGGAAGCCGTATTCTTCAGGAAGTCCATTGCCGGGTTGTTGGACTGCGCAAGGCTGTTCGCCTGTTTGCTCTGTAGACCAGCCGCCGCATTGGTGTACCCGCCGTAACCCTGCGCTTGTGCGAGCGCCGGATTCTGATAATTCGCCATACCCTGAAACTGAGAAATGGCACCGTTCTGATAGTTCTGTAGACCAGCGGCAGTGCCAGCAGCAGCGTTCGTATAGTTCTGCCCAACCGTCGAACCGTTGGCGATACCCTTGGCAATCGCGTCTGTCGGATTGGTGCCGAAATTCATCTGCTGCTGAAGCTGCGAGAGCGTCTGATTGGCTTGCGTATTCGTTCCTTGCGTCATTACGCCATTCACGGCATTGGTCGCGTTGGTGAGTGCCGACGTGTTGCCATTTCGTGCGAGATTTTCAGTACCCTGAAGCGCGTCAAGAGTCGCCTTCGACTGATCGGCAACCTGCTTGCCTTCCCAAGGCTTTGGCGCACCATTTTTGAACGCGTCATCAAGAAGTTTGTATTGGTCGAGCAGGTAGGGTTTAGCCCCATCCCACGGTTCGACCTTACTGGTTTGTTCCTTTGGCGAACTGGGCATTAAATTAGCTCCTTAATGAATTCTTTTTCTTGTTGTTTGAAGCCATTTTGTTTTAGAAACTGGTGCCACTCTTTGCGCGGCGTTCCTACCAATTTAGTGAACTTCAGTTCTCTGAGAAAATCGCAGAGAACAATGTGAGTACCCATGATTTCCCGAAGCGAACCGTTTCGCTTACCGCCTAATAGGACCACGTTGGCAATCCTCTCGCCTTCGTGTTCACACAGTTGGAGGACACATGCGGCGTTTTCGGTCGTAAGCAATTGCCATTCGTTGAAGCGCAATTTCTCCAACAATGTGCCTTCCGAAATGACATCCGGATTTGTATCGATAGCCGCAACAAGCCAATCACGAACCCGCGCGTACTCGCTTTCAGTGAAACCGATCCTCATACGCCGAACACCACGTAATCGAATGTTCGGACGGTCGTGGCGGACGGGTGTCCGACCACAAAGCTGCCGTTTGAAATCGAACTGATATACGCACCAGCCGAACCCGCATTAGTGTTGCGCGGCTGTAGAATGACTTTGCTGATGGTCGTGACTTTAGAGTTCGAAACGGTCGTTGTGGTCGCCGAATTAGCAAGCGAAAACGAACCAGTTGTTCCGTCGAACTGGCTCGCCAATTGGTTCACGATAGAGGCGACTTGCCGTTGGTTGGTATGTTCGTTGACTTTCTGCATTCACATATTTAGCGGAAACTCACCTTCGCCCTGATGGTTTGGCGTCGATTTCCATCGCATATGCGCGCGTCCATGGTCCGGAGATACGAACGCGGAATCGCTGATAACGGCTCTTGTTACGGAAGTATGCGTAGCCTGACTCAGAGTTGGTTTCCTGCATGTCGGACCAAACAATATCCGAGTTCGGCAGGGCCTTCGTTCCGACCTGAACACGAGCGGTGACGCTATCACCAGCGCCTTCGAACTTAGGACGAACAGCACCAATAATCGCCAGTTCAGCGCCGTGCTCGTTTGGTATTAACCGGCTCGCTTGAATCTCAGGACTGTCATACTGAAATTCGAGCGTTTCACCGCTGAACGAATAGACAGCGCCAGTAGCGGACATGCCCCACAGGAGATTCTGTCCACCCGCCCATATGGGGTCGTCAAAGGAAGCCGGAACAGCGTCAATAGAGCCGTACACGTTCAATCCATCGACCGTTTGTGGCAAGGAGACAGAGTTGAAAATGTACGTTGTAGTGGCTGTCGCCCGAGTCCATTCGCCAGACACATAGTTATAGGTAAGCATCAAATCGGGAGTTCCGGACGTTGATGCCTTCGAACAGAATTGCCAGTAGACTAAGGTTTCTCGTGGATCGGCGGCTACCGTCATGAGGCTTGCTTGGGAACTGTCGAAGTTCTCAAGAAACCACTTGTTCACCTTACCTTCCCCGATTGGCGTCAATTGACCGCCTTGGAGCATGTAGAAGCCGTTGTCACTGAGAAAGAAATGGAGACCTGAAACCGTGATAATTGAGTTCGGAACAGAGCAGCCTTTACCTACCACGCGGTCATCGAACTGGAACACGTAAGGCGCTCCAATGTATGTCATCTGAACGATGCCGCGTTGAAGGATCACATAACAACTGTCGTCCGTAACGATGCCTTGGATTGCGCCGTAGCCATGGATATCTTGAAAATCGCTTTGCGTTGCCGCGCTGAATGACCAATCGAAAGGGTTCTCAATTCCGCTCCACCGCACACGATAAGGGACGGCGGAATCGAGCGAGTCGTATGTATTTCCGACGATCACAAAGCCTTTGTGTGTGGCTATATGTCGTCCTTTCACAAGGGTTGTCAGATTTGCGAATTGTAAATCTGTGTTCATATCAAGGTACTGGATTTCGTCGTTGTAATTGGTCCAGAGTTGAAGAGACCCGAATTCAACGCTGCGCCAACGCTCTGTTGCCGACGTGATGTATCCGCCAACGCGGGAAATGTCCGTCCATTGGCGGGTGGAAGGTGCGAGCTTGTAAAGCTTCGTCGCGCATCCGCCGTAAATCTTAGCGTTTCCATCCCTGTCTTGACCGATGGCGGTTCCGAGCGGACGCGAAGCCATACTGGTGCTGCTGTAGAGCGAGGCAGCTTTCATGGGATAGAGCGTAACCGCACCTTGCGCCGATCCGCGACCAGCCGTGGCATTGTGAATGCGCGGACTGCCGGGGTTGTTCATCGCGGGTAGATCAGGTGTGAAGGATGTGAACGGGATTTCGATTAGAGCCATGTACCGAAACCCATATAGAGCGTGCCGGTTTTGCGTCCGCGCCGGTCGTCTTCTGCTACGCGCCCAAGAAGCTCTTGAAGCGTGGCTTGCTCGATAGCGACTCCTTCAGCGTCCTTCTCCCACCGGTAGAATTCCTTCATGACGGCGGCGACATAGACGGTAGGAAAGCGGTCAAACAGCCAATTGGATTGGGTCGGAGACAGGCCCTCGAAAGCGGACCAATAAAGGATCGTCACTTCGTTTTCGACGTAGTTGCCCACAAACACGAGCGTGTTGCCCGAATGATAGTACCCGACTTCATCGGCGTACAACGTTGCTTGTGCGGGATTGACCGGCTTATAGACATAGCCGTGTGATCCGGTGATTGAGCGTAGTTCGATGAAGTCGGATGGGAGTTCAGCCGTATTGTCAACGACTGAAAGGGTAACGGTCTTTTCCGCAAGATAGTGCTTGGTGACGGTCCGGAGGGAATCTTCAGCAAGACTAATGAACGTCGGAATTGGCGCGTCGGTGCGTACCGTCAGAGAATTGATAGTAGCGATAAAATCGTCATAGGTCATCGTTATACGGTCCACCTATTCGTACGGAATTTCGCAAAATCAGGGTCGTTCAGGATGCGCTTCATTTTCGCGTCATCATCCGTAATGCCCTGCCGCATCCATTCGAAGTAGAGCGAATCCGGGACCGATGCGATTTGGACCAAGTCACCGTGCCGACCCGAATAATTGAATTCGGATTCAATCGCGGCATTCTGCGCAATGATCGCATCAACCTTGGCTTCGGTAGTGATAATCAGATTGTCGCCTTGACGGGTAATCCATACGCGTCGTGTAGGGGAATCTTCCCATAGGAATGTACCTTCGGTCGGCAGCAAGTCAGCGCCAGTAAGATTAAGGTCGTTCATGTTTGCTCGTCATTCCTGCCTTGTTTATTGCTATTTAGCGGCAGTGAATTTTGAGCAGCGGGCAAAAAAAGAGGCCCCGAAATGGAGCCTCAGTTTCCCTGAATTATAGTTATATCCGTTCAGGTCAGATTAGATTACGAAAGGTCAGCGACCTTGCCGTTACCTGCTTCGTTGCGGCAAACAAGGGTAACTTCAGTGATGACCTGATATCCCTCGTAGTCGCCCCCTTCGGGAAGCTTCTTCTTGGTGAGGCCACGGAATACAGCCTGTGCCCAAAGCTCCGGATCGTAACCGATAACCGTGCTCGAACGTACGTCGCGCGAAGTCACAATATCGAAGCGACCGAAAGGTGTTTCGTACATCGTGACGTCACCGAAGACGGTCTTCTTGCTGGCGTCCTGAAACTTGGTAGTACCATTGGACAGAGCAACGATATTCTTCTTCTGTGCCGGGGGAACCAGAAGGATTTTCGGCACACCACCTTCGGAGTGGATACCTTCAGCCATCTCGACAATGAGTGCGTGAGACAGCGCACGAGCCGTGCCGTCCGTTACAGCGCCGACGAGACCGGTGCCACTGTTATAGCCAGCGGTAACGCCGCCAGTTCCATGAAGCGCATTGGTCTTGACCCAAGCTTCCATACCGCCCATTTCACGCGGCTCGCCAAGCGAAGAAGCCTTCTCCGATACAGCAGTGGCTTCGATATCGCCCTTGACTTGCTTGATGCTCTTCGCAAGCTGGTAAGCAAGTTCGTTCTTTGAACCAACCGTGTCGGATGCGATCAGACTGCCGGAAACCTGAACAGTTTCAGTGAAAATCTGTGCGTGGTTGCGGAGACGAACGGGAGCGCTATTGCTTGCGGCGGCGGCTTCAGCACCTTCGATAGCAGCGTTGTTCTTGTTACGGGCGCGAAGCTTGTCCTGAGTCCATTCGTGAGTCTTCTGCGATGCCGAAACCTTCGCAATGGAGGTAAGGAACGGGGTGTCTTCAGGCGAAATGTTCGAAATGATGTCTTCAAGGTCTTCGCGAACGTGAGAGACATCGGTTGTTTTGAGAGTAGCCATTATTAGTTAAAACCTCTTTTTATAGGCGACTGATGATGAGGGCAGCGGCGTCGTCCAGATTGCCCGATTGCTTGAATTTGGACCAATTCTTCTCACGATGATCGAAGTTTTTCCGACTTGGTTCCTTCGCGGAAATGTTCGGCTTCTGTTCGAAATTCTTCACCACTTGAGGCACGATCTTTGCGGTGTTTTCAGCCTTCCAGAGGCGGTAGAGAATATCGAGCATTCGATAGTCAGAGAGATTTTCCAGTTCTTGCTGATCAAAACTTGCGTCGATCAGCAGTTGCGTCATACCGACTTGAGCTTCCTTGGCACGGGCAGAATCGCGGAGTTCAGGATACGTTTCAAAGAACTTAGTCTTCGATTCAGTAAGCCTCTCCTGATGCAGTTGCGCCTCTTGAGCCTCACGTTGCTGAGCCATCGCCATTTCGGTTTCATACAGCTGGCGTGCGATACTATCGCGGCGCTCTTGCATTTCCTTCTGGCGGACATATTCGCCGGGATTCTCATTCAGGAGGTAATCCCAATCGATTTCGGGTTGCGTCGCATATGCGGCTGCCATTTCGCGCTTGAAAGCTTGGAGATAACCCATGCTTTCTTCACGAAGTTGCTCACGAACCTGATTCACGTCCCGCTGGTTCTCCGAGTATTGCTTTCGCAGTTCGGAAATTTCCTGAGCCTTCCGTGTGTAGTCGCTCTGTCGCAAATAGCCCTTGCGGAGTTCCGAGAGTTTCACCGGCAGCTTTTCGCCACCAATTTCAACCTCGTATTCCGGGTCGTCTTCATCGGTATTGTTCTCGGTTGCGTCAGCCTCATTCGCTTCATCAGCATTGGCTTCAGCGTCCGGTGACATTTCGCCGTCGTTATCTTCAGAGTGTTCTACTTGAGAGTCATTCGATACGCCGAGCATGCCACGAAGTTTAATCGCGGCATCATCAACAGAAAGACCTTGGCTATCGACAGTCTCCGCTTCGGAGGTATTGTCAACAAGTTCTTCATCCATACTTCTAATATAATCCTTTGGTTTTCAAAAACGTTTGAATTGCTTCTATTTAGTATTCTTCGTCGTTTGAGGCTTCGATTTGTGCCTCATAACGAGCTTTCTCAATATATTTAGTGATGCGTTCTTTGAAGAGTTTGAACCCGTGCGAAAGCTGTTGAACTTCCTTCAATGTCGCGTCGTCACCAAGCGGGACCCTGTTGAACAGAGCAAAGACATCTTCTTCGATCCAACGGCACACGTTCTGATAATCGGCATTATTCATCAGCCGTTCGGCAGCATACGCCTTGTCTACAACGTCCTGATTGATCATTGGATATTCCCCATGGGATCGCGCGGCATTCGCTGTTCAACCTTCAGTTGCTCGATTGCGACTTGTGCCGCGTATTTTGCTTCTATTTCTGCTCTCTTCAGTTCAAGTTCCTGCGCCAGCTGATCGCGCTTGAAGTCCATTTCGGCAGCAAACTTCGTCAAATCGGACTGGCGGCTCAGTTCGTCTGATTGTGACTTCAGTTGCGCCTTAACGGTCTCAACTTCGATGATTCCGGCATTCGGATCGACGGGCGGTTGCGGGGGCGGGGGCGGCGGCAATGTTGTCGGATCGGTCCAGTGAGCAGCCGTGTTCTTGTATCCCGACAGTTCAGTCAACTTCGCAACGGTGTTGAAGATGTTCTGCGCATTGACGATGGGCAGACCCTGTGCCAATGCCTGATATTGCTGCGCCAGAAGGTTATTGAGAGACGCCATTGATTGGTCGCGGGACATGACTCCAAACGCAACCGACGTGGTGACATCGAAATTGATGTTGTATTCATCAACCGGGATGAAGTTGCCCGTCAGCCTACCAATAAGTTCCTGCGACTCGTCGGGCTTCTGTACGAGCAAATCGACAATGACTTTTGTGAGATAGCGATAGCCGGTTTCGGCAAAGAAGCGTGATACGGTCTCAATCAAAGTCTGTTGCTGGTTCGAACGCTGATTGATCGCCGTGGCAGTGGTGCGCTGTAAGTCGGATGCGTCGAGCGTCATCATTTGAGGCCCAACGCCTGTCGAGAAGTCAAGCTTCTGTTCGAGCCGTTCGATAATCCCGGTAGCTTGTGCGCCAGTGAACGGATGCTGAACGAAGTTAATTCCGCCGTTCGGTGACGATGAGCGGATGACCTTACCGGGATGCAGGTTTGTTAGGTCGTCAATCGAACTAACGTCATCATCAACAACAGTGATGGGGAATACCGACATGTTGAGCGAGTCTTGAACAGCCCGCTCCATTTTCGATATTTTCTCGTGATCTTCTCCAATTCGGTCCGCGATTCCTTGCCCAAAAAGGGTGCCCGCAAGTGGATAAGGGACGAATGCCGCATACGGATAAAACCGAGTCGTCTCTTCATAATCCAGAAGAATGGGGTTGGCGGAATCGCCCCCGAACGTGATTCGGTAATGGCGCGACGTGGTATCAAGTTTGAGACGGGTATAGACCGTATAGACCTCGACCATATCCTTGTCGAATGCGCGCTCGCCTGAGACGTCTTTGAGACGTTCAAGCGCGATACCATCAGTCTTTTCATTTACACCGGGAATACGATCTACAGTCGCCTTGTCAAAGCCAAGGTCGATGAGGACGGAACGGGACATGATCTTGCGATGCCCCTGTAGCTTGGCGCGGATGCCCCCTGTTTCCGGATCAAACTGCGCATCAGTCGATAGAACCGCGTCTTCCGGATCGACCGGGAAAACATTGATGCAAGAGCGGCGGGTTACAGTGCGAATTTTTACGTCGCGTACCTGAACACCGCCTGGAATGGTGTACGGCTCGCCCGACTCTTCGATAATGATTTGTCCGGCTTCTTGCTGTTCAGAGAACTGGACAAGCTGAACGTCGGGAATCCCCTTGATCAGCCGGGGTAGGGACTCTTCCGTGATCGTCTCGAATTCGGCAGTCACTATACCCAAGCCCGTCAAGAATCCGTTTTGAAGCCATGGATGAAGGTAACTAAGGTGTTTGTTCTTGTCAGTCAGTATCCAGTTGACAACGGCGGTCTGTTGCCGCGCAATCGCTTCATCTTCGGGACCAATTGCCTGAAACTCACAAACGTGTTCGGGTGTCGTGAAGATGCGAATTAGCTGTCCGGTTGCCCAATCAACATGGTTCTGAACAAGGGGAGAAACCCACTTGGAACGGCCCCGTGGAAGTTTGGAGTCACCATCCAGCAGTTCGCGATTGTAATATTTGAGCGCCTTCTCTTGCTTCTGCGCAATGTTACCGTTCGAAAAATTGACCGAGTCCTTCAGCTTTGTGCCGATGGTCTCAAGAATTGTCCGCTCGTCTTTCTTTGAAATAGCCATTACCGCCAATCGTTTTGATCTATGAAATTCGATCTATTTAGCGGCGGGCGATGCGCAGCGATGGCTATTCCCATTGCGAAAGGTTGTCGTATTCAATTGGCTTATCCCACTGGTATTTGGACGCGTATCGAGTGTGAGATACCGAGAATGTCAGCGCCAATGCGTCGGCATAATCCGGGGATCGACCAAGCCTTTTCTTGAGCGACTTCTTGTCTTCGATCTTGATCTTTGGCGAATCCTCATAGGTCGGGATAGCCAAGTCTTCGATCAGCTTCTTATGGTTGGGAATTGACACGTCGCCAGTGTGAATCCACTCGCGCATTTCGAACCAGATTTGGTCACGGACGCGCGTATATCGGTCCGGATTGCGCTTTGGAACTTCGGCAAACATGCACTTATAGACGGGAATTTTGAAGTGCTTCAGCGCGTCATAGACGCCGGCACCAAGACCGTTGCCATCCACCGCGATAACGGCAGGACGATCCTTCTTCGATGTCTTCAGGTAGAGTTCCTTGACGCGCAAGGCGAGGGCAACCGGTTCAAGACCCGCCCATTCTTCGAAACCGCGCAAGACATTGTCGTGTCGGATGGCGAGCACTGACTTGTCTTTGCCAGCACCGGCTGGATCGAGGCCCCAAATGATCGGTGCCTTGGGATTGGGGATCGCGTCCTTGTTCGTGACGGCTTCGTCAAGGAATTCGCGTGAAATCAGCCCGTCCACGTCGGACAAGGGGAATTCGCCTTCCACCAATGTCAGATAGTCGCGGCTGGTCACGCCGCCATAGAGACGCGCAAACCTTTCCTCTTCTCCCGGTGTGTAGTTCGGCTTGTCACGAATCGAGCCGTGAACCTTTATCCAATCCTTGGATAGTTCGGGGTCGCGCCATGTCTTAAAGAAGAAGCCGCTTGCCTTATCGGGGTTGGAAACAAGGACCACCTTCGCGCCCGGACCATCGTTCAGGACGTTCAGAAGTGCGCCGGTAAAGATTACGTCTTCAATACCGCTGGCTTCGTCGGCAATGACAATGTTGTTTTTCGAGTGGAAACCACGTGCCGCAGCGATGTTGTCTTTCGATACAAGACGATATTCCGCCCAACAGGTTTCGCCGCGCGACTTCCTGAAAATCTTGGTCGCCGATACCTCGAACAGTTCTCTGAAGAGCGGTGCCATATTTGAATACAGCACTTGAAGTTCGTTCCAGATACCCGACTTGATCGTGGACTCAGAGGGGGCAAAGATCGTGACCTTGACGGGATCGAATACGATCAGCGACCACCAGAGGGAAATTGCGGAGATAAAGGTTTTACCCCATCCCGACGAACCCTTTACCGTGATCGTTTGATTGTTCTTAAATGCCTCACAATATTCAATTTGCTTAGGCGTCAAATCGACGTCGAAGACATGCTTCGCAAAAAGAGACATGTCTTCATAAAAGGCATCAATAAGTGCTTTAAGATCGCTATATTCTTGATTGTCGTTCATTCCGATATTTAGGGAATGAACGACTTTGTCTGGTCATTTCTTGGTGATCAGGCGCAATATCAGATCACGGATGAACTCTTTGAGACCTTGCGGATTCTTGGCATATTTGCGCGCAACGTTCACTAAGGCTTCTGCGAGATACATGCCAGTCATGCCGAGAACGAATGAAACAGCGTTCATGACAGATACGGCTGATATGCCGAGTAGCATACAGACGACCGGTGTAAGCCATACTGCGCAGAGCACGCCACCAAAGCCGCCGAAGAGCCGTTCCCAAACCGTACCGGATCGGGCAATGATTGCGCGCACGAACGCGCCGGAAATCGCGGCAAGGACGTATTGCGGCTGTAAAAGATGTGCGGAAACCCAAAGTCCGGCAGCAATGAGAAGGGCAACGATCCAATCAAACATCTTTGGATGTGCTCTTGTTTGAAATGGACCTGAAGAGACAGGTGCCCGCAACTGCGAAGACGAACGTCACGGCGCTTGCTGCCGCTGTAATGCCGAAGATGGAACACAAAGCGGGCGCAAGCCAGAGCGCAACCAAGAAGCCAGCGACAGAGTCGGTCATACTTCGCCCTCATCTTCAATTTCCAGAGGGACGAAGTTGGCTTCGATCACGGGAGTAGCGGGAGTGATATCCTTTATGCCGTGCCGCTGCGCATTGATGCGAGCCATCATGTCGACAATCTGGTGAGTATGGTTCACTTCGACCTTGGATTCGGTCGGAGCTTTCGAAAGCGTCATGTCGCCAAGATAGGCAGCGGCTTTCATTCGATCTTTCATTGATGCGTCTTCATCACGCATAACCGAAAGCATGAACTCGACAACTTCCACGGACTTGCTGTTCGCCAGTTCCTTGGCTTCCTTCGGTGTTGGTCTACGACCGCTACCGGGAACCTTCGGATCGCCCTTCTGCCGTCCGATCTTCTTCAGGTGATCGTTCCATTCAGGGGATTGCCAGCGTTCACGCTCTTTCTCGGTAACGGTGCGCTTGCGCCGACCTTTCTTGCGTTTGATTTCCGGAAATTCGCTGATGTCGAATTTAATTTCGTTTTCGGTTTCGTTGCCGTTGTCAATTTCATCACTCATCGATTTCGCGTCCCCCAAAGATGGTAAGGAAGACATCCGCATCCGCGTCGTCGGCGAAGTCGATTATGATGTGGGTAGGTTGGGTGATCTCGTATGAATAGTTCCCATCTACCATGCCACGAACCGGCTTTATGAACTTCTCATAGGCCCATTCGTCAAATCGACCAGCCGCCGAAGCGTCCGCGATCTGTGCCTTATAGCCGTTCTGTGGTATCTCGAATTTGATGCGCATTAACCCGCGTATTGCCCCTTGCATGCGTTGTGTATTTTCGCTTATTTAGCGGCATCATCATTTTTCGAAGGAAGGGGAATAGAATGGCGAACGGTTTGGAATTGCTTGCGCCTTATAATGAGCCGCCCAAGAATGAAGCGGTCGAAAAATTCATTGCCTATCTCAAGAACATCAAGCAGGCGGTTGCCGACCCGAATAAGACCGGGGGTAGAGGCAATTGGTCATACAAGCTTGAGGGCGACACATACCAAGTCAAACTACTTGGTCAAATTCGCTACGTACCGAAAGACAAGCTGGCTAAGCTGATGGACGATCTTATCTTGGCGGCAAGAGACGAGAAGGACACTGAGTTCCGGGCTATGATCGCAGAGTATCCCGGCAGCACGCTTCCTGTTATGGAGGGCGCGACCGAAGGCAAAGGCAAGGGCAAGAAGGCTGTTCAGACGGGACAGGCTAACGGAATAGACAGGTCCATCGATTGATAGCCACCGTAGAATAGGTGATTGGGATTATCGGGCGATCTTTTCGGGGATCGCCCTTTTCGTTTGTCTGCTCCGGATGTTCAATTTTTTATAAAAATTTTCCCCGCCACCATATAGAGAAAAGAAGTGCGCGAAGGGGGGTGTAGGGGGTGCTGTATTCCCCCGTAATCCTGCCGACGTTTTCGCCTGATCCGTATCGCCCGAATGCGCTACTTGCCCGCAACGACGGACGCGCCAAATATTAGCTATGGCTAAACGAATAGGAAAAGGCGATGTCGTTGTCATTCGTGCCAAGGTAGTGCGCGTGTGGGACAATGGACTCGTGACGCTTCACCTACCGGGCTTCGAGCACCCCGTAACAATCCACGAAAAGTATCTGGACGAAATCATTCCAGCACCGAAGCCAGCACCAGAGCCGAAGCCGCCGAAGGAACCGAAGCGACGTGGACGCGGTAAGCCGTTCTATGATGAGCCGACGTGATCGGCACTGCGTCGGCAATGTCTCAAAATGTAAAAACGGTGCGACCGTCTCTTGACGTGTCTCGTTTCATGTCTCATAACTGGCGATTAGAATAGTCTACGGGGATTTGAGACATGACACTTATTGCGTACATAAGAGTTTCATCGGTCGGGCAGTCGCTTGAAGTTCAGCGGGACAAAATGACCGCTATCGGAGTCCAGCCGGATCACCTCTTTGAGGAAAAGCGTTCTGGCGTTGACACCAATCGACCCGCATTGAAGGAAGCTCTTCGGTTCGCTCGGAAAGGCGATGTGTTCTGTGTATCGAGGATTGACAGATTGGCGCGATCCGCGACCGATCTTCTCAACATCGTCAATGAGCTTCAGGGCAAGGGTGTAGAGCTTCGCGTCCTTGATCAGAGCATTGACACCAGCACACCGGCAGGACGCGCCATGCTCCAAATGCTGGCTGTTTTCGCGGAGTTCGAAACGTCTATCCGCAAGGAACGCCAGATGGACGGCATAGCCAAGGCAAAAGCGGACGGGAAGAAGTTCGGGCGGAAAGCCAAAGCTACAGTGGACGTAACAGCGGATATCCGGAAGATGCGCGATGATGGGTTGTTGATCCGGGAAATCATGTCGAAGACCGGACTGAGCAAGGCGACCGTCTATCGAGCTTTGGCGGAATAGGGGCACATTTTTTTTGCGACGTTGGTTTTCCGTCGCATTTGGGGAAGAGACCCCTAAACCCCTTGCTTTTGCGCGGGGATTCGTGGCTACTGCGTAAGCCGTAAGCCGCACACGTTTTCCTTTGTTAATGGAGAAGTGTGCCGTGCCGAAACCCAATCCCCAAGACAATGATCGTATGCACGTCAAGCTGTTGTTCGGCTTGTTCGAAGGTTCCGCGTCTGGACCGTTCGCAGTGCTGTCTGTCGTCATTCTTGCCGTGCTCGTGCTTATCGGGCGCGGTTGCGGGTTGTGGTGATACGCCAGATACAACCTTACTGCCTATCCCCTGAGAATCAGTCGAACAACGGGTGTGGGCGACCGGCTAAACGGTACATTGCCGAAATGTTTCAACAAAGCACTGGACGCTTGAGAACGCACGCCGTTAGCTGTTTTGAAGCGCACCGACAAAAACACCGGTCAACGCAAACCAATTTGGGATTTGCGCGCGATTTGACTATTTTCATATGCAACCGAGTTCAGACAGGAGAGACGATTGCCAAGGACCAGTTCGAAAATCCCCGACCAACTGAAGCTGAAATTTCCGGGCGGCTATGAATCGACCGCGATAGGTCGCTTCTCCGTCATCTGTGCCGTGATAATCGCCATGTTCTGGACGCTGGTGTTCGCCCTGTTGACGCTGTTCGGTCACACGGTTGTCCAAGCGGCAGGGCTGGTGTGATCCGGGCGGGTTTCGGAGAGTTTCCGGGCGGTGACGCGGCGGGGGCGGAAAACGTGATCAACGACAGAAGTATTGGCGCATATTTAGTGATTGCATTTCGCAAGCAGTTCAAAATTTGTTCATATAGCGCACAACCGAATAGAGGCGGGATCGGCTGTCCTCTTGCGGCACTTCATCGGTCGGCTGTCCCTTTGCGGCACTTCATCCGGTAACAGGACTCCACCCAATGTAGGGATGATATCCCATCGGTAATGGTTCATTCGCTGGTGACTTTTCCAGTGATCGGCAGATGTTGGCAGAGGATTCCAGATGAGTAACAGAGGGAATCCAGATGTATCTTAAGGTTCATCAGGTGTTGGCAGGATACAACAGGTAATGGCAGGTTCCGCAGGATACGACAGGATTCCATCAGCGATAACATTTCTATCCAACCTATACTTCATCAGCCACGCCGGGGACGCGAGCTTGCGAGCGGACACGGGTTGCGAAGCAATTCTTTTTACCAATAGCAATTGGTTAGATTCCATCTTTATCAGTAGGTGAATGGTCGCAACCAGTTACAAATTGATTCTTATGAAGTTGCTACCAGTTCTTATGATCGACATGGTTACGAGCAAGCTCGTAAATGGTCCGCCTTCGGCGTCCCATAGTATCATGTTTATAAAGTCATTATTGATTCATATACATTGGATTCAACAAATGTCCCCGAAAAATCCGTATAAGAAGAACACCTTACGGGATAAAAGGGGACAGCCAGATTGAGTGCCGCAAGAGGGACATTCTACCTCTGAAACTTCAAATGAAACCAAGTTATTCTTTGATGTACTGTCTTGACTCGCCAAACCGTATGTGGTTAAATAGCAACACTCCCCAATACCGCAAAAATATTTTTGTGATTTCGGTCAAAAAGTACGTTTTGGCGCGAATTTTTGTGGAGCAAATCGCTAAATAAAACAGTTGGAAGCAAAGTCGGGCGAAATGACTTGGTATCCAACCGGTCATTTCGGAAAGGCTTTGGTTCCCGATCCTCAATAGTTTTCTACAGAAGAAAAGCATTTTGAAGGTCTCTCGTGTTCCTCGCCCGACGCACGAGAGACCCTTTTTCTTTTGTACTATTCTATTTGAGGAACGATTTTAATGAAGAGAACAATTCAGAAAGTTTCCGGTCACATTGGCGCTGGAAAATCCCGCTCTACCCTTCAGTGGTATGCCGAGCTTATCAAGCAGAACGACGGCAAGCCGGTCCCGGCAACATTAGCAACTCCCACCAACGAATTGAGCAAGCAGCACCGCCGCTATCTTAGCGAGATGGGAATTCCTTGCGTCGTCATTTCCCAAGAAGAAGGCTTTCGCAGCGCATCCGAAGAGTACAAGCGGCTCTGCGAAGAAGGCTATGAGGGCGTTCTTCTGGTCAACCATTGGGTTGCCCTTACGACCGCGACGAACACCGCCAACCGGCTGCTGATCATTGATGAAGCCTTTTCCCCGGTCGATAACATCAAGATTGAATTCGAGAACGCGGAAGAGCTTCAGGATTTCACGGTTAAAGAAACGGATGAACCGGGCTTCTATGAATTGGTGCCCTCTGAACACACCGTAAAGCTTCTCATGGATGTTCAGGACAAGGACGGTACACGCTACCGGAACTTCGGAAAGAAGGCGCAAGAGCTTGGTGAATTCACCGCAAACACGCACTACCGTGTGATTATCGATCAGGACAGCTTCAATATGGCTGAGACCGGGGAAGCCTTCGACAAATACAAGAAGGTCATTCTTCAGTTCACGACGTTCATGCTGCCGTCCATCATTGATTGCTATCGGGATGTTTTGATTATCAGCGCCAATATTGAGAAGACCCTTCTTTCAAGGATGTGGTCTAAGGACGTCACCTTCAAGACGAACGAATTCATTGAATCCCGGCTGGATTACTCGGATTTGAGCCACAAGGCTGAATGTGTGGAACTCCATCATGTGCCGATTCCCAACCTGTCGAAGACCTTCGTGAAGGGGCTTGCTAAAGGCAAGGAAGCGGAAGGCAATCAGACATTTTTGAACTTGGTTGCCGAACCGATAGACGAAATGTTCCCCGGTCGTCCCCACATCTATTGTACGAACAAACACCCTCGTGAAGGCAAAGAATACGATTGGTTGTTGGAAGCCGGTACACGGGTGATCACCAATCCGCATGGTTGGAACCACCTTCAAGATTGTGACATGGGGGTTTTTCTTGCCGCGATCAACTTTGATCCCGACACGGTTGAAAGGCTCTTTGCGTTCTATGGCATTACGGCTGATCAGTCGAAGGAAGCGCTCTGCTATCAACTGGTCTATCAGTTCCTTGGTAGGACGTCGCTTCGGGACAAGGACAGCCGGAAAAAGGTCGTTCTGATCGTTCAGGACGAAGGCGCTGCCAAAAACCTTCAATCGCTGATTCCAGGGTGTGCGCCATCTACCCCGCTTCCCATTGATTTCGAAGAGCGCGCCAAGCGTGGTCGTCCGCGTATCGAGCGCACCGACGAAGAGAGGAAGGAATACGAGAAACAGAAGAAGCGGGCGCAAAGAGCGAAGAAAGCCGCTGCTGCTGAAATGACGATCTAACGAATTCGGCGGCACTTCACTGATGCCACCCCACAAATTTCAATTCCACTAAATAAACCATGTAAGGAAGACGAAAGCCGGTCGGATGGCTGAATTCCTTAGCCATTGATCGGAGTCGTATTCCTTTACGTTAAATGTCTCTTTGATCAGGGGTTCAGATGCCATTCCGACCGGCGCATCTGAACCCTTTTTCATTTTCAAAGACAGGAGATATTTCATATGCCAACACTCATTGGAAAGAAGACTGAAATCACCGAGAACCGCGTTCCCACCGAAGCCGAATGGATCATCTATGATCTTATGCGGAACAAGGACATTCCGATGGCGTATCGGACCCATGCTGCCGCGTACATTCTGAACAACGTTCCCACCACCGAAGAGATTGTTGACGGCAATGTTGTCGTTGATGTTCACACGTTCTTCAGCGGTAAACGGACCTATTGAAGCCGCCAATCCCGCTTAATCCCGCCGAACACACCAATTTTCTAAATATTCCGTTCCGGTGCTGAGAGGGTGGACATCATCCAATGCGGCACATCCCGCGATCAGCGCCGGAACTCATTCATTTTCAAAACAGGAGAAAATAAAAATGACTAATCAAAACAACACCGACAGCGCCCTTCTTAAAATGGCGAAGCTTGCATACGCCGTAATGAAAGATAAAGACGCTCCGTTTCATCTTCGCCGGGAAGCATCCGAAGCCCTTATTGAATTTGATGTTTGCGACCTGATTTTCACGAAGGAAGCCAAGGCGGGAATTTCTGCCCTTAATGGCCTCATGAAGCTTTGCGATAAGCCGGGAGAGTTCGTCACTCTCGCGAATGGCGCTGAAACTGTCGCCCCTTCTCATATCGCGCCAATCGCTTGCGCATTACGTGAGGCATCAAAGCTCATTGTCGTTGATCCGAACAAGGTGACTGTCGAAGACCTTATTGGGGAAGCGCCCGCAAATGGGCATATTGCGAAATGGGAAGCCACCACGGCAACCGAAACCCCCGCCAAGCCCGCTACGGTCACCGCTGAAGAGCTTCGCGCCGAAGCGCTGCATGTCATTCGCGAAATTGCATCTGGTCGCGACCCGGAGACGTCGTATCAATATGACGCTGCGCGTTACCTACTTGATAACGCGCAAAGGATCGCCGACTAATCCACACCAGACATAACCACCAACGAAAGAACCCGCCGAAGTGGCGGGTTTCGTTTATCTGGCTGTTGCGTTTCGTAGTGCGTCGAGAGACCGCGTAAATTCGTCATTGACGCGCTTTTCCAGTTCTCCCGGCTCACCAGTACCCGACCAAGATCAAGCGCTTCTATCGCGCTCCATTCGTCCACAAACGCGGCTTCTGTTGCGGTCATCCGATCAGACAAGAATTTGTTGGCGTTCGCCAGCGCTTCGGCATCCTTGACCATCTGTTCAATCGTCTTGGTCTGCTGATCCACGGCAAGCGTGAGCGTGGCGTTCCGTTGCTCAAGAACGGCAATTTCAGCAAGGGTAATTCGCCTGTACAGGAGGAAGCCACCGGATGTGGCGACCAGTGCGAGAATAAGCGCGAGGATGATGTAAAGGTTGAACTGATTGAGCATCTACTATGTATGCGCGGATGCCGAAATTTTCCCTGAGATAAACGCGCACTTTTATTGAGCGCTACCCTACCGAGATACCATCCGGCACATTTAACGCGAATTCGCGAAATCTGCCGTCCGCAACGCCTTGTATTTCAGGGTGTTCAGCGTGGCATTTTCAAAAGATTGAAATGAATACGCCGCTTCAATCACTATACGGTAAGTCGATTTGCCGCTATTTCTGCGAGTAGATCGGCATCATCCGGTTTGGGGGAACAGATGTCCATAAAGATTTGGATTACGGCGCTTCTATTTGGGGCCTTCGTTTGGTTTGTCGGGGAAAGCGGCGGTCCGGTGATTGCTGCCGCCTTCGTCGGGGCGGTTGGTGTTGCCAACTCATTCTACCATGAACGCAAGACGGCGGAGCTTGATAAGCGCTTGGAAGACCTGTCGTGGCGGCTACGTCACGTGATGAAAGACGGGTAGGGGCGAATATGGAAAAATTCTTTTTGGGCTTACTGAGGCTGTTTATTATCGTCGGCATCCTCTTTCTATCCCTCGTGTGGAGTGGAATAGGTCTGTGCCTCTGTCTTACCCCGGCTTTATATGCCGCTGTTTGGCTGGCGCGACAGGGTGAAAGCGGAGCGGCTATGGGTGTTTTCGTTCTTGTGCTGGTCGCAACTGGATTGCTTTCTGTGTATTGGAAAGCCCTAAGCCGGGTCGTTGACGTTTTCCACCTTGGCAACCGCGTCATTTTGGGCGGCACTGAAAAGTTGCTTGCTGATCTGGACAATCGGATTGCCGGGATCGATGTGGATTAGGGAAGTTGCTCGGTCCGACCTTGGTGCGCCTTTGTCTCCTATATCGCGTGGCGCGATCCCGGCTGAAAACACCACCTTGCCGCGACGTTGAAGCCTGTATAGCGTCATCAACGGTCACGTTGGGGGTTCACATGCGACTGATTCCGCTCCTGCTTGCATTAATGATAGCCGCACCCGCGTTTGCGGTTGAGGATTTGCCACGTTTCAAGATCGACTATTACATTTACGCATATAGCGACACGACTGACGAGCAGAAACAGGCGCGTCTTAACGTGGTCCACTACTTGTCCGGTGTTCGAGATCATCTTTGGTGGGAGTGCGAATACGAGGTCACCATTCAGCAATTGCTTGAAGGCGCAAATATGCAAATTAAGGCGGCTCGCATGACTATGGACGATGCACGCTTTGATAAGTTCCTTGAAGATACTCCATTCGGTGACATGGTGTTCCTTTCCCTTCACAATGAGGCGCTGTACGGCAAAGCAGAACCGTGCTCGAAATAGTCCGAGGGGATCGAAGTGCATCAAGTTTGGAGAACGCTCACCGCAGCACTGGTGATGGGACTGATTTGGTTGGTGTGTGAATATGTTTCCGTGACCACAGCGGTGGTCATCGTCGCGGGATTGGTCGTCGTGTTGGAAGGAAGCATCAAAGACCGGCTGGACGATATGAGCAAGGCGCTGGAAATGCATAGTCGGAAGGTCTTTCCGGAACTCTGGAATTGAAGCGCGTTTGTAGGATTCGTCAACTTCCAATCCCCGCACCCGGACTTTACCTTCGCTCGCGATTCTGAAGGAGGTTTCGCCGATGGAAGAAATGACCTTGTACGCGTATCAGATTTCACCGCCGAATGATCAATTGCTCTACTTCGCGGAAACGCTTGAGGAAAGCCAAGCCGCCGCGTTGGAGGAACGTCGGGAATTGAAACAGGCTGATCCCGACGACGAGCATGAAGCCATGGCAATTTACCGCTGTTTGGTGCGGATGCCCGACCAGCAAACGTTGCTTCGTATTCTGAACGAAGAAACCAGCCCGATCGAAGCTTGTGTCGTTGAGCGAAAATTGGTTGCGCTGGTAACGGATTGATCAAAAACCCCGGTTATCCTTTCCTGGGGTTCGTTCTCAATGGACTGCGATATTCGCACCCTTTGGCATGTCTTTGTCGAGGAACGACATTATCGCGTCGTCATCCATCCAAGGGTGATCCTCCCTTGTGTCCTCGATCAAGTCCATGACGAATTCTTGAAGATCATCGTCAATCGACATGTATCCGTTATCGTCAAATGCAATCGCTGTTTCGATCACATCACACGTGTCCCGATCCATTTCGAATTGGTCGCGGGCAGTTTGGATGTCCGTGTCGCAAGTGCCGAATTCCATCTGCTGTTCGTAGAACGACGTGAAATCATCGAAATTGTTCAGGTCGTCTCGGTTGACGTTGGGGAAATTGATAATCTCTACGGGGACCGATTTCGCGCCTTCTTCAACCGCGCACGCAAAAGTGAAGTGATCCAAAATCTTTACGGTAATAGCCATGGTATGTGTCCTTCTCGATTACGCGGCTTTACGGGCGTTCAGGTCGTCCAACCAAGCCTGAACGTCTTCAAGCGTTGCCGAGTATTCATGCCCGATTGAGCCAAGAACGACGATTTTGTTTTCGTCCACAACCTCATAGCCGACCCCATAGTATTCACGCGACCAATGGCGGGGAGGGGTCTTGGTCAGGCGGTAGCCATTCTTGGACAATTCGCGACGAATTTTGCTTTCAATAAGCATTGATAAAATCTCCTTAAATGTGTGGGGGGTCGTTCGAATAATTGGACGAATACCGCAGAAGAAAACGCTCGTCAACAGGCAACGTCAACAAATAACTTGTAGTCAAAACAAGTTCTATTTGAAGGAATTTCGTTTAATTTCAACTTTTACTCTGAGCAACAAAAAAGCCCCCAAAACCGGGAGCTTGTGCGGTACACGGGAAGCGGTTCAGGTGTCGTTCCTCAACAACCTACTGCTGTTCTCCAAGTCGGTAATGGTGTTGTGACACTCATCAATGACGTGGAGCCTTTCCTCCGCGACCTTGGACAAAAGGGCATACCGTTCGTTTTGCCTTTCAACCTGAGCCCTGCTTTTGGATAGCTCTTCGGAAAGCGCCTTAAGTCGTTCTTGGATTGCCTTGTGCTTCTTCCTGTTGCGCTGACTGAAGAGAATTGCCGTCAACAGCGCCGTGCCAAGGAGACACAACGCAAGAGTTCCGTACGATAGCGTGATCAATTAACACCGCCTCCAACCTGACATAGGCTCCCGCAACGTCTCACCCCTATAAAATTAGGGTATTTACCTTGCGAGGTCTATACCGTTACGAGTGGTGAGACAAGCATTCGCGTTAATGGAGTGCGCTTGCGATGAGATTCCGAGCCGGGAGCTTATCGTGTTCGCTGATCATGCCACGTCACGCGGTTGGTTGGTTCCCCGTCTCGAAATCAGCCGCTTGCTTACGATCCTTCCGAATCCAAGTGATGACGAATGATCCGGCGAAGAGTACACCGAACCAACCATACATGATCGCATCCCCGGCAGGGCTGTTCAGAAACATAAGCGCCGGTCCCCATCCGGCTATGCCCAAGAACATCGTTAGATAGAATGAGACGATGGTTCCGGCGACGGCATAAGCGAACGCGTAGCCGATGGCGACGGCAACCCGCTTAAAGAAGTCCTCCCATCGGAAGTAGGCGAGCACGGCTAAGCCGCCGATCTGTACGACCAACCATAGTGCCGCCAGACCGACAGCCATCAACAGGACGCCAGTGTATCCGAAAAGCTGAACTGCGAACCAAGCGGTTCCTAATAAAAAGAAAAGCGGTACGAGTGTGCGCATGTTCCGGTTCTCCCTGTTTCGATTTAGTCGTATTGCGCCAAATCTTCGGCGATACGCTTCGCATTTATGTTGTGTAATCTCACCGCGTCTCGGAAACCTGCCTTTCGCGCCAACTCCCTTTGTTCGTCAATGAAGGCGAAGAAATCTGCGCGAAGATCATGATTTTCAATTAGCTTTTCGTATGTGAATTTCGGTTCTTTCAATGTCCATATCCTTGCCGGATATGGCTTCCTTCATTTTATAGAGGAGGGCGGCATTTGCGCCGCCTATTTCGCTTCAGCCATATGTGTTGCCGCTATCGTGTCAGTCTCTTGTTTTGGCGTGTTCCAGTGCGATGTCCATCGCCTCTTTTTTCAATTTAAGGTCATATTCGCCACCGTAATATGTGGCATGTCCCTTGATCTTATGACCCGTAATAGACGAGCGAATCCCAAGATCGCACTTCGAGTTCTTCAGCAAATCAGCCATTCTATGGCGGTAGCTGTAGTGTCCTTTTGACGGTGTCACCTTCCGGAAAAACTCGGACATCGCGCGGTTTATCTGCCTTGGTCCGCGTGGATGATGGAACCGCGTGAAGCCTTCAGGGAATGCCTTGATCGCCTCAAGAGCATCGCCAACAAGCGGAATGTCTCTGTGTCTATCGCCACCGGTTTTTACCTTCTTGCGAAGAGCGTTTTTGCCGATGCTGATATACGGAATAGGTGCGTCCAGATGGATATCCGAAGCCGTGAGCCATGCCAGTTCCTTGGCACCGCAACCCGTGCTTTCGCCAATCAAGATAATTGCCTTCGCTTCGTCCGACATGCCCGATGTTTCGAGCTTCGCCCGTATCGCCTTCACGTCGGCTTCAGTGAACGAGGGGCGCTTTTCGGCGTCGTCTTCCCTGATGTTCTTCAAGTCTTTTAAGGGATTGTGTGTGCCGGGGTGATCGACGCGGAAAACCTCATCAAGGATGATCTTCAGCCACATCATTTTTTTGTTGGCTGCATCCGCCTTGAATTCGCCTTCGCCAAGCCGTTCAACAAGCTTGCTCCGGTATTCGGTGGCAAGGACATTGTCGATCTTCAGGCAATCCACGTCTTCGCCCATTTCTTCGGCAAAGTCCTCAATTGCTTCTTCATACCGCCGCCAAAAGCGCTTGGTTTCGAGCGGGTCTTTGCCCAACACCTTATCCGGGCAAATCTGCTTGAACCGGTCGAACGCGTCCTTGAAGGTAAGGGCAGGGGTTTCCGTCGCGCCGACAATTGCCGCGACCTGTCGTTTGTTTAAATTGCTCATCATATTCTTTGCTTCGTATCTCTCGTTGTACATATGAATTGAATGTTCGATGGATGCAGACAGGAAGTCCCCCGCGTATGCGTAGGTGAATGGTGCGGCAAAGCTTGCCGCCGTCTGCTGTAAAGTTGGATAGGAAATTTCATCAGCCGGAATGGTTTCCGACTTGAATTGACGTCGCCACTTGGACAGAGCGGGACCGACTTTGCTGATAGCTTCGTCGGGGTCTCTTGTATCCAGCGTTTCCCAAATTTGGGTGCGTGGCTTGCCCGTTTCCGGGTCTCGGTATTTTTCCCGAAGATGCTTCGGTACTGCGATGCGGAATGTATAAATGCCGTCTCTGATAACTGTGTATGGAACCTTTTTATTTACTTTCATTTTGAATTTTGTTGACAT